GAAGCGGAGCAAACTCACATTAGAAAAATGGCTCAAGGCGAAATTGATTTCGCCATTGCTTCACAAAAGAATATGCAAAATTCTTGGCGTGACGAGTGGTTCACAGTCATCCTTTCACTCCCTTTATTAATTGTATTTGGTGCAATATTTTTCGGTAAACCAGAATGGATAGACAAACTTCAAGAAGGGTTTTCTACTTTAAACAATCTTCCCGATTGGTATATCTGGGCCTTAATGGCGTCCATAGCTAGTTCGTTTGGTCTCAAGATTTCCGACATCGCAATAAAGAAATTTAAGAAATGACAAAGTGTATAAAGTGCGGCTGCCTATGCCATTGTCAAACTACATGCATGTGTGAATGTGCAGTGTGTGAACATGAAAAAACAGAAAGTTAATAGCACTATTGATCATGTAGTCAAAAAGACTACAATAGGTCGTGGTAGAATAAGTACATCTACTATGAATAAACACAAGCGACGCAGCTTTAAAAAAAACAGGGGCCAAGGATGAAAAAGAAAAAATTTCCAGACATGAGTGGTGATGGTAAGATCACCAAAAAAGATATTTTAATGGCACGTGGTGTCATCAAAAAGAAAACGAAAAAAAAGGTTAAGAAGAAAAAGTAATGGGAAAACTTTGTGCAAAAGGAAAGGCTGCCGCTAAGCGTAAATTTGATGTTTATCCCAGCGCGTATGCAAATATGTATGCCTCTGCTGTTTGTTCAGGTAAGGTAAAACCCGGTGGCAAAAAGAAACCAAAGAAAAAAGCTGCTGGCGGAATGATAAATAAAACTTCTCAAGACAGAAAAAAAGTTTCGAACTATAATCAAGGTGGTGTTGCTAAAGGGTGCGGCGGCATTATGTCCAATAGAAGAAAAGTCACTAAGCGTGCATAATGGCAAAAAAAGGTCTACGAGCTTGGGTAAAAGAAAAATGGGTAGACATAGGGGCACCTAAAAAAGACGGTAAGTATCAACCATGTGGAAGAAAATCATCGAAGAGTTCAAAGAGGAAATATCCCAAATGCGTTCCTATCGCAAAAGCACGATCTATGAGCAAATCTCAAAAAACGTCCGCCGTGCGCAGGAAGCGTGCCGCTGGAAATACTGGTCCAAGACCAAAAATGGTTTCAACTTACGCAAAAAAGAAAAAATAGACGAACACGCAAAACATTGGGGAATAGGATCATGAATTTAGAACACTTAAAAGAAGAGATTAAAAAAGAAGAAGGATATAAATTAGAAGTTTATATTGACACAGAGGGGTATCCCACTGGTGGCTACGGTCATAAAATAATAGACGGTGAGGTAATTCCAACAACCAAAGAAGGTTGGGAAGAATTATTTGAAAAAGATTTTTCTCGTGCTTGTGAAGGCGGCATGAACATATGTGGTGGTTGGGATATTAAAGACGAAGCCAAAGCGATCATTATTCATATGGTTTATCAAATGGGTGAAGCAGGAGTTCGTAAATTTAAGAACGCTTTAAAACATTTAGAACAGGGCTCTTATTCAGATAGTGCAACCGAAATGCTTGATTCGAGGTGGGCAAAACAAACCCCTAATCGTGCAAAAAGACTAAGCGATCACATGGCAAGCTTGTAAACGTGGACATAATTAAATTTACAGACCATCTAAAAAAAACAATTAAGACTAGACAAAGTGACATTTCGTCTGCTATTAGTAATGGTAATGCAAAATCTTACGACGAGTATAAAAAACTTGTTGGCGAGCATTTAGCATATACTAACATTTTACAGGAACTCTCGGACCTGCTAAAAAAACAGGAGCTAATAGATGACGAAACTGATAGTGCCTAAGCACTTAAAAGAAAAGGTAGAAAAGCAGAAGGAAAAATCTGAAGCTGAAAGGCTGCCAAATCCGACAGGCTGGAGACTTTTATTATTACCAGTCAAACTAGAAGAAAAAACCAAAGGTGGTGTTTATCTTACTGATGACACAATTTCCATGGCACAAATTGCAGGAAACGTTTGTAAGGTTTTGAAGGTAGGACCTTCTGCTTACAATGATAAGAATCGTTTTCCTGATGGACCGTGGTGCAAAGAAGGAGACTGGGTAGTTATTACTAAATATGCGGGATCTCGTTTGTACATCGATGGTGGAGAACTACGAATTGTAAATGATGATGAAGTCATTGCACAAGTAGATGATCCTTTAAGTATTCTTCCATCCAACATAAGACTAGAAAAGGACAAGGAGTAAACCATGGCTGAAGATAAATCCAAAATGGTAGATCTAGATACTTCCGGTGACGAAGTAGAAATTGTTTTAGATGAACAAGAATCTCAAAACGAAAAAGAAACAAAAGATCACGGCGAAGTAAAAGAACAAGTTAACGTTGAACAAGTAAAGGAAGATGTTTCACGTGAAACAAGTTCAGAAGAACAAAAAACAGAAGACAGTTTAGATGATTATAGTGATTCTGTTCAAAAGAGAATAGCTCGACTTACGAAGAAATATCGAGAGGCAGAGAGACAAAGAGAGGAAGCTTTAAAGTATGCTGAAGGTTTAAAAAAACAGTATGATGAAAGCCAGTCTAAATACTCTCAACTCGATAAAGGATATCTAAGCGAGTTTGAATCTAGAGTGACAACTCAAACCGAAGTTGTTAAAGACAATCTAAAAAGAGCAATTCAGGCAAGAGACGCTGATGCTATTGTAAAAGCACAGGAACAACTTTCTCAATTAACTCTTGATAATGAACGTCTAAAAGCAACTAAAAAGTTGGAAGAGGAGAAGACTTCTCAACTAGAAGCGGTTCCTCAAGCTCAACAGATACAACAACCACAGGCTCAACAACCTGCTCAACCCGATCCAAAAGCGGAAAAGTGGGCAAGAGATAACTCGTGGTTTGGTCAGGACGAGGCCATGACATACGCTGCCTTTGGAATTCATAAGAAACTTATTGAAGAAGAAGGGTTTGACGCGCAGTCAGATGAATACTATAATGCAATCAATTCTCGAATGAGAAAAGAGTTTCCTCACAAATTTTCCGGTGAGGCAAATGTCGGAAAGCAATCGAAACCCGTCCAAACGGTTGCTTCTGCAAAGCGCGTAAATAAAGATGGACGCAGATCTGTGAGGCTCACACCTTCACAGGTAGCAATAGCCAAAAGGCTAGGTGTGCCGTTAGAAGAGTACGCTAGATACGTGAAGGAGGCGTAACAATATGGAAAATGAAACTAAACTTAATAAAACTTCACGCAAGTTGGAAACCCGTGAAACTGACGCTCGACCAAAAGCATGGGTACCACCTTCATCACTCGAAGCGCCACAACCTGACGAAGGCTGGCATCATCGATGGGTAAGATACGAATATCGTGGAATACCTGACGATAAGAATGTCAACGGTAGGTTGAGACAGGGGTATGAATTTGTTAACGCAGAAACATACGGCGACCGTCTCGATATACCTGCAGTAGCCGACGGCAAGTTTAAAGGCGTCATTGGAATCGGGGGACTGGTTCTTATGCGATGTCCGATTGAGATCAAAGAGCAACGCGATAGTTACTTCAAATCTCAGACGGAGGGTCAAATGCAGAGTGTTGATAACGACTTAATGAAAGACGAGCACCCCAACATGCCAATCCATAAGGAAAGGCAAAGTAGAGTAAGCTTCGGAGGCCCAAAGCCAACCGAAGATTAATTAACTAAAAATATACTTAGGAGGTATATACAATGGCAAATACAGACGCAGCCTTTGGTTTACGCCCACTTGCAAAGTTAGGCGCAAACTATAACTCATGTGGTTTTTCCACATACGCTGTGAAGTCAGGTAATAACTCAGGGAATATTTTTGAGGGTGCAGTTGTAAAACTTGGATCTGACGGATATGTCGTCGTGGCTGGCGACAGTGACACACAAATTTTGGGTGTTGCTGGTGGTATAGAATATACTGCAGCAGATGGCAAACCGACATTTTCTAATTACTTTCCAGATACAACCACAACTCAAGGTTCTGCTGACATTAAAATCAGAGTGTACGACGACCCGAATCAATTATTTTTGATTCAGGCTGACGGCGCTTCTGGTCAGACTTCAATTGGAATGAACGCAGACGTTGTCGGAAACGGTAACGGAAGCACAGTAAACGGTATATCAAGCGGTGAATTGGATTCATCAACACTTAACACAACAGACTTAATGTTAAGAGTAGTTGGTGTTGACGCTGATCCTGATAATGAAGATTTAAGTAGCGATCATGCAAACTTAATCGTCAAGATCAACGATCACTTCTACGCACCGAACTCAACAGGCGTATAAGGAGATAAATAATGGCTATATCAAGAAGTCAACTCGTTAAAGAGTTGGAGCCGGGTCTAAACGCACTGTTTGGCTTGGAATATCAAAAGTACGAAAACGAACACACTGAGATCTTTAATCAAGAATCATCAGACAGAGCTTTTGAAGAAGAAGTAATGTTAACAGGTTTTGGTAACGCTCCTGTGAAGCAAGAAGGCGCAGCAGTAACATTTGACTCTGCGAATGAAGCTTACACAGCACGTTATTCACACGAAACCGTTGCTTTAGCATTCTCCATCACTGAAGAAGCTGTGGAAGATAATCTTTATGACAGATTATCAGCTCGTTACACAAAAGCATTGGCAAGATCAATGGCACACACTAAGCAGATCAAAGCAGCAAACGTATTAAACAATGCGTTTACAGCAGGAGCTTCTGCAGGTGGTGACGGCGTTTCACTTGTAAGTACAGCACACCCAACAGTAGGTGGCGGTAACTTCTCAAACAGAAACGCAACCGATGCTGACCTTAACGAAACATCACTCGAACAAGCGATGATTGACATTTCTCAATTCATCGATGAGAGAGGACTTAAAATTGCTGTACAAGCAAGAAAAATGATTGTCCCACCTCAACTAATGTTCGTAGCGGATAGAATCCTTAACTCAACATTGAGAACGGGTACAGCAGACAACGACATCAACGCATTAGTGAACATGTCAATGTTGCCTGACGGTTATAGAGTAAATCATTATCTAACAGATACTGATGCATACTTCATAATGACCGACGCACCTAACGGATTCAAACATTTCGTAAGAACTCCATTAGCAACAGCTATGGAAGGTGATTTCGACACAGGTAACGTGAGATACAAGGCTAGAGAGAGATATTCTTTCGGTTTCTCAGATCCACGTTGTGTATACGGTTCACAAGGTTCCTAATCGGAACGTTTGTTTTTTTATAAACAATCCTTTCAGAAAAGGGCGGTTGTATCCGCCCTTTTTTTATGTTTTAATAGAATTACTAGCATAACATAGATTACATGGACTGAGCTAGTCAGACGGTATAGAGACCATGTGATCGGTCTATACAACCTAGGAGGTTTAATATGGCAAATACTACTTTTTCAGGTCCAGTCAGATCAGAAAACGGTTTTGAATCCGTATCAAAAAACACAACCACTGGTGTAATTACAGTAGGAACTTCTTATAGTGATATCATTACAGGTTCTGTTCAAGCATTAACAGGTGCTGGTGCAGTAAACTTAACTGATTTGATTACAGAAATTACTGCTGAAAACACTGGTGACGCATTAACTCTTGCTGATGGTTCAGCAGGTCAAGTAAAAATTATTTCCTATGTAGCTGAAAGTGCTGCAGGTGACACAGCAGTGTTAACACCTACTACTTTAGCAGGTGGAAGTACTATTACTTTTGACTCTGTTGGTGACGCTGCAACTCTTGTGTACAACACAACTGCAGGTTGGACTATTGTTGGTTCAAATAGCGTAACAGTAGCATAAGGAGATAAACTATGGCCTTCGATACTGACATATTAGTTAAAGGTGCGGCAGCCAATGCCACCACTACAATAAATACTCAACGTTCTCGTTTAAAAGGATTTATTATAGGTCCGGGTGCAAGTGCTGGCTCTGTAACTTTTAATGATGGCGGTGCTGCCAAGTTTAATGTAGCTGTTGCAGCGGATACGTCTGATGTAGCAATGAACATCGCTGAACAGGGCGTTGTGTTTAAGTCAAACTTAAATGTAACTACTGTTAATTGCACAGTGAACGTATTCTTTACTGGATAATGGCAGACAAACAACCACCGAAAACTAAAAAATATTTCCGCTCCACTAAATCTGGGGCGGGAATGACTAAAGCAGGCGTTAAACGCTACCGATCAGAGAACCCCGGTTCTAAATTAAAAACAGCAGTCACAGGTAAAGTAAAGAAAGGTAGTAAAGCTGCAAAGAGAAGAAAATCTTACTGTGCTAGATCTGCGGGTCAAATGAAACAATTTCCTAAAGCAGCAAAAGACCCTAATTCAAGATTAAGACAAGCGAGAAAAAGATGGAAATGTTAAATAATAATTGCATAGCATGCGGATGTGATCCTTGTATTTGTGATGACAACTGCGATAGTTGTGGAGCATAATGAAAAAGGACTGGTATATTTATCTTACCGCCGCGGTAATGT